GAATCATGTGGTAGAATTTGTTATAGCTAAATTCAGTCAAAAGATCCATAAGCCCTTATATGCTGGGGAAGGAGGTCACTTTCATCATGGGGCGTAAACTAATATCTAAGATAAAACAAGCAGCAACGCCTGTTAAAAATACACCTACTGAAGTACACCTAGCAGAGGCCCCAAAAGCTGTCAAAAGAGAAAAGAGAACTATGCGTGTTATGCTGGGGAAGAAGCCTATTGTACAAGCTGAGGTTATTGCTGTTAGAGATGCACCTGTAACAACGCGCAGAGTATTACTGCATAAAGCTTCAGGATACATACAGCTTGACGTTAAGGGCTCTGGTGGGAAGATCTACACCATAGTTGTACCTCAAAGCTACAAAGATTCTATACCGAAGACTTGGAAATGGAACGCTAAACGCTACAAAGTGGGTGAAATGATTAGTGCTGGTTTTCCCGTTTCTCATATATCTAGAACTTTAGGTGTCAATAAATCAATCATCTATGCATGGCTGCAGCATCCCGAGTTCAAGGGGCATGTTGACGGCCTCACTATGGAATCAGGTTGGGCCAATAAGCAAGAACGCATAGCAGGTCTAAACAGAGTTACCCGGCTGCTCTTCGATAAGGTAGTTGCTGAACTTGGTACAGTTAACTTAAATGATAAGTCCATTGGACCCGTGCTAGTAGCCATTCAGACGATTGCCAAGCAAATAGCCCAGGAGAAGGATGAATTTGTGGAGCAGTCCAAGGTAGAGCAGAACACTAATTTGAGCGGTGTAGTAGGTGTGGTATCCGCTAATATCGACGCACTCTTAGCCAGTAAAAGCGCTGAAGAGCGGAGAGCTTTAGAAGTCCAATTCAAGGATGTCAGTGATGATGTGATTCGGGGTATCACTGGGGAGAAGGAGTAGAAGAGATGGACATGGAGAATGTTTCAAGTATGCTAAAGGCAGCATATGACAATGGCGAATTAACCTTTGCTTTAAATGGTACAGTCAACAAGGACGGTTCTATTAAAGTGACCAGCATTAGTATGTCTGCTAAAGATCCTGAAACTATTAAAACAGCAGGATTCAAGGCAACTTAAATTACAATTCGTTTAACACCTTGTACAACGCTATAGAGGGGACAACCTCTAGGGGTACAAGTACTAGTGTTTAACGAGAGAATGAACAGGGGGCAACATAGGTTATGACAAAGACATGCCAGAAGTGTAAGGTAAGCTATATAGATACCGCTCAGACCAAGTGCAGTTATTGTGGGAGTGTTCTGAAGATCATATTCAGCCAAGGTATGTGTCCTAATATCAGCTTAGCTTTAATGCAAGATGATATGGTAGGGCATAGTAATCTTTACTTTGGATGGCACTAAGAAAGGAGGCAAAACAAGTGCATATTTTTCTAGTCATTATTATTTTAATACTAGTTCTTATGGTACTCAGTGTCATTTACTACAGCCAGAGGATCATCCAAGAACGACGTATCATGGCCAGTAGGCCAGTGTGCAAGTATCGAAAGAAGCACAAGTTACCGAAGCCCTATAGTTGGTACTAAGGAGGCCATTACTTTGCTCAAGTTAACAGATACTATGGCACAGGTCATTGTTGGCTTATCACTTTTAGCAGTAAGCGGGCTACTGGTAGTCGCTATTCTCTACGCATGGGACTGGGCATTTACTAAAGTGTTGGAGATGCTTCACCTAAAGCTAGAGTTTATCCAGTTTATCTATGATAAGTACCATAAGCGAAGACCAGTCAAGCAAAAGATGGAGTGAGCACCATGGAAGGACTAACGAGACAGGAAATCTTTGATTATCAGATACGCACCAGACCCTCAATATGGGCTCAGTATCATACGAGGCTAAGGGGAAAGCCTTACCGCTTCGAACAACTTAATCCTGATGGCTCCTTAGACTTACGGAAGCCTTTTCAGATCGCACCTAGGGAGAATAATATTGGGCTTAGAGGTCAAAGGCAATTCTTGCAGCAACCGCTCGATGACCAACACCCCTATAAGTCGATGCAGAAGTCCCGGCAATGCGGGGCCAGTGAGAACGAGGTTAGAGAAGTCCTATGGTTTGGGGATACTCACCCCTATAGCTCAAGTGTCTATGTCTTCCCAACGTTTGATCAGGTGGCCGACTTCTCAAAGACACGGATCGAAGAGGTTATGCGGGAATCTCCTTATGTTAAAGGGCGTATGGGTTATGATCCTAAAACAGGCAGGAAGAAACAGGGTGAAGATCCTGTAGACAACGTTCGGCTACGGAAGATGGGAGACAATAGCTGGCTCTATTTCCGGAGTGGTAGCACCCCAAAGGCCGGGGAAGGGATTCCATGTGATGTCGTTGTGTTCGATTAATTTTATGGTCGAAGTAAAATAGGGCTATATGACGGGAACATCCCAAAGGCTCGTGTACTAACTTCGAGCGGTGACGTATCGAGGGGCGAAGGGTAATGCCTTAGAGATAGTAAAAAACACAGAGCAAGGGACAATCCGCAGGAAAGACGTCCTTCTTTATGTATAGAAGGCGAATCCTCAACGACTACACGCCCTACGTGTTATTGAATGTTGATATTGTGTACTTTGATCTAAAGTGTTAAAATAAGGCTAAGTATACCAAATAAAGGAGATGGTATTCAATGCCCTTATGTAAGCACTGTAGCAAAGAAGTACCTACGCTACACGGAGTTCCTAAAGAGTTTTGTAAGAAGTGTTATAAGCACATATGGTACAAAGCAAATGTTGCAGAAACACCTAAACAGAAAATTGCTCGTGAAAAACGAGAGTTTGATGGTAAACGGGAAGGTATTCTAAAACGGGATAACTATTCCTGTAGTAAGTGCAGCAAGTATTTTGAGGATCATTCAAAGCTTATAGTACATCATAAAGACGGTTTAGGTAGAGGTTCCGAAGTTAAGAATAATGCGGACAGCAACCTTGTAACAACCTGTAGATCATGTCACTGTACAGAGCATCATGAAAGCCTCTTAGAGGCTAGACGACCAGTTTATGCACGATGGGCAAACAAGTATGACTTCTGTACGTCATGTGGTACCACTGAAGTACCACACGGTGGAAGAGGACTATGCCAAACGTGCTACCGTAGGGAGTTTCCAAAAACAATGAAAGATAGGAAACGCTGGTCTTATAAATACGAGTTCTGTACAGTATGTGGTAAAAATGATGCACCACATAGAGGCCATGGGTTGTGCCAAGTATGCTATCTGAGTAATTACATGAAAACTTATATTCGGAAGCCTAGTAGTGTAAGTACTACATATCAACAAACATAACTAAAGATATAGTCTAGTCCGACTTCCTTGAGAAGTGTTAAAGTACCTAGTAATAGGCGGTGGAATCGGAAATTGACAGGATGAGCCCCAACGTAATGATAGCTTTCAACGAGACACTATCATCCAGTGCTTATGGTTGGCGCAGAGACGTGTCAACCCCTAGTCTTCCAGGTGTTGGTGTTAATGCTTCGTTCAAAGATTCAGACCAGCAGCACTGGTTTATGAAGTGTCCACACTGCAACCAATGGACCGCTATGATTCATGACTTTCCTAAGAATGTTGAGAAGCTAAGCACAGACCGTCATGGTAAGCCTAATCATAATCTGCACTTAGTTCATAATTTCATCCAAGAATCTGACCACTACGTTTATATCTGCATGAAATGTAAACGTCCCATGAGTGATGAGACACGGGTTAACGGAATATGGCAACCGCTCTATCCACGGAAGGAACGAATCAGGGGTTATCAGATTAGCCAGCTCATGTGCCCATGGATCAGTGCCACACAACTTATGCAGAAGAAAGAGGACTATAAACTCGACCAGTTGTTCATGAACTACGTTATTGGCCTAACCTACCTCGGGGATAACGTCATGATCACTAAAGGGGATATCCTCAGATGCATTGATACTTCGATCACGAATCCATATGACTTCCGAAGGGAGAATGTATGCCAAGGCGTGGACTGGGGGAATACCTCATGGGGAATCAATGGTATGCCACATCCTGATAATCCAAATAAGGTTATTATCTTAGACATATGGAACGTGCTGGATGACGAAGCAACAACTACAGACGGACGCAAGGATAACCCACATATTACAAGGACCGCTGATAAAATGAGACAGTGGGACGCAAGGCGTGGTGTCTTCGACGCAGGTTATGGAAAGGATCGTAACTGGGAGCTCATGCAAGTGTTCCCTGGTAAAGTGTTCTCATGCTTCTACCCTAACTTATCCAGTGTAGGAACTAAGACCGTGGAGGACCAATGGAACGACGACGATGCTAAAGTGAGTGTGGACCGGACATTAACGTTACGAATCATGGCTAAAATGTTTCGAGATGGTCTATTTGTGATACCAAACTGGGTAGCATCAAATCCTTTGTTTGATACCTTCATCAAGCACCTAACCAATATTGTTTTGATCAGTGACATTGAAGAAGATGTTAAGACAAGGAAAGAAATGGTAACTCAAAGAGTTGGTACACTTCCTGGTGGAGATCACTTCGCACATGCTATGAACTATTTAACGATTGCCTTACGGAAGGCCAACAGCAACAGTGGTGGAGACTTCTTTGTCTAAGAAAAGGAGGTTTACTCGTGCTAGATACCCTACACTTAGAATCATTAGAGGGGACAACCTTTAATTTTTCTATAGCACTCAGGCTCTTGAAGCTTGGTCATAAGATTAATAGATCACCAAAGGGTACAGGATGGTTGGAAATTATAAGAAACCGAATATTTAGGCGTTGGGAAGACGGGAATACGGAGTTATGGAATATCACTTCTGAAGATCTACTAAACACAGACTACATGCTTATGAAGTAGGAGGTAGAGAAGTATGATAAGCGCTGGATGGATTATACTAGCACTCTTTATTGGAGTCATGCTAGGGGTAGCCTACACAGGATTAGTAGCCGGGGGGAGCTTCGAAGAAAAGTGTGCTGAACGTTGTGAAAATTGCCTACTTATACATAACCTTGATAGATCATATTCAAAGAACACAAAAGATCTTAAAGATACTAAGCTATCCCCACCACTTAAGCATAATTGGGAGATAACGCACGTTGATAAGCCAACAAAGAGCTCCTATCGCAGGAATGGACGTTACGATAGAATTTAATGATCTTCCGAAGAATAAAGACTATTGATTTTACGTAAATAATGGTATTATTAGCTTATTATGTGAACATGGGGGAGGGATTTACATGGCCGATCAGTATGGAGCAGTACGACAATACACGGGTACATCCGAGGCAGCAAGCCTTTTATTGGCAAGTTGTCCTAAGTGTAGTGTTAAAGCAGTGCCTAGAGGGATTACATCAACGCGAACAAACAGGGGCGAAGGAGCACCTATTGCAGGTGAAGAGCAGACATGCCCTAATTGTGGGCATACCTACGGAAGAGACACCACAAATTTCCCGACGAAGGTCATTGCAATCAATGTCACAGGCGCTGGTGGAGCTACAACTATTACTGTAAATGATGCACCACTACAGATGTCAGCACAGGTGCTGCCTGCTATTGCCACAAATAAGGCCATCACTTGGAGTGTTGTTAATGGCACAGGAAGTGCAACTATTGGTGCAACAGGTATACTTCAGCCAGCAGTTGGTACTAGTAATGGTACAGTAACTGTTGTGGCCACGGCTCAAGATGTATCAAAGACCGTTGGTAGTCTTGTAGTTACCCTTAGTAATCAAGCGTAAGCTAATCAAAAGATCCAGGGGGGAATTAAAGAAAGAGCGGAGGAAGGGGACAACCTTCGTCTGCTCTTTTTGTTTTATAAGCAAAAGGGACTACTCTTTTTGTTTTATAAGCAAAAGGGACTACTCTTTTTGTTTTATAAGCAAAAGGGACTACTCTTTTTGTTTTTAGAGTAAAGGAGGTATGAGGATGGACAATATACTCGATATTTGTGCAGAGGCACCTAAAGCAGAAGATCTTCTGAAGGCCTTTGCCAATAGTAACGGTAGTAAGATAAACATGGGAAAGCCTAAGTCAGCGCTCATTGATCCTTATATGACCACAGGGGCTAATGGGTTAAGACAGAAACCTACAGCTATACCCTATGCTGTACTTCGAAAGATGGCCAAGGTTCCAGCTGTTGCAGCTATTATTAATACACGGCTTAATCAAGTTGCACGGTTTTCACGTCGGCCACGGTTCGAAGGGGATATGGGATTTAAAGTGGTCCTTAAAGACCGCGAAGAAAAGATGACCGATGTTCAGAAGAAAAAAGCCTTTGCCATTGAAGAGTTCTTCATGACCACCGGAGCGGTACCTAATGCTAAGCGCAAAAATAACTTTGATCACTTTATGCGAAAAATAGTCAGGGACACATTAACTCTAGACGTTGTAACCTTTGAAATGGTCGGTAACCGTAAAGGAACCGTCTCTGAGATATGGGCTATTGACGGTGCAACGATTGAACTTGTAGCTAGTGATCTAGTAGGTGAAGAGCGAGAACTACCAGTCTATGAACCTATGACAAGAGCAGGACAGTCTATTGCTAAGGATATTGCCTATGTGCAGCGGGTCAATGGTCAGATCATAGCAGAGTTTACTGAAGATGAGCTGTGCTTTGCCATACGTAACCCACAAACTGATATAAATACAGTGGACTTTGGCTATTCAGAGCTTGAGTGTTTAATTGAAATTGTCACAGGCATTATGAACAGTGTCCGGTACAACACGAGCTACTTCAGTGAATCACACCTACCTCAAGGTGTTCTTGAAATCGTAGGTAAGTATGAAGATCGACACCTAGAGGGATTTAAGAGACACTGGAAAGCTATGACCAGCGGTGCTAGCGGTAAGTGGGCAGTTCCCGTGATGGCTCTTCAAGAAGGTCAAGGTTTTAAGTTCACAAACTTCAAGAATAGTAACCGGGATATGGAGTTCAATGAGTTCCTAGAATTCTTGTTTAATATTGCTTGTGCAGTGTATCAGATCGATCCCAATGAAGTGGGATTTAAGTCATGGACCAGTGGTGGCAGTGGCGCTATGAAGTCCGATAACACTGAAGCCAAGATAGACCAGTCTAAGGATAAGGGCTTTGTACCGCTCATGCAGTTTCTAGCTAATACCTTCAATTCAGAAGTCGTGGACCGGATTGATGATCAATTCGCTTTTACCTGGATTGGTATTGATGAGGAAGATGAAGAGCAGAAATGGTCACGGTATAAAGAACAGATTGATTCAGGTGTCGTCGTTGTGGCAGAGGTTCGGAAAAAAGAAGACATGGAAGAACTTCTAGGTGATGATGGAAAACCCGCTCAATGGACAGTAGCGCCTGGTAATCCAACTCTAATTCAGGTGTTTATGGCTGAGGTCAATGCTAAGATGCAACAAGAGCAGGGAGCACAACAACAGCAACAGGGGGCAATTACAGGGGCACAGGAGAAGATTACCACTGATGATGCTCATGCTAAATCTATGGAAGTCATGGATAAACAGCACCAACAAGGCCTAGAGGCTAAACAACTTGATCAAAAGCATCAGCTAGCTATGGCTGATAAAACACATGCACAAGGATTAGAGGGTAAAACACTTGACCAAAAGCATCAAACAAGTATTGAACAGATGAAAGCTAATTCGTCTAATTCATCTAAAGATCAGGCTAAGAGACAAACGCTCAAGAAATCCCTATCAGATACTTCGGAAGTTATAGATTCCGAAGAGGACGAGCTTGTGTTATCAATTGAGTGGAACGACTATTAAAGGAGCTGAGGAGGAATGAAGCAAGTGAACATAGTACTCCCGAAGTCCTTGAAAGAATTATCTAATGGTCATAAGTTAAAAATCCTTTCTGAACTGTCAAAAGCTCTAAGCATTAAGCAGCAGGTAACAGGCTTAGAGCGTACTATGTGGACAACCAATGATGAACAGCTACTAGGTGAAGCAGAAGATGAACTTTACGAAATACTAGTAGCCCCAGCCTTAGATAATATGGCCACATTGATTGCAGGCCTAGGCTTAAGTGATGAACCTTATGAGCTAGAGAAGGCCTTTAGTTCGGAATACTTAGTTTTTGAGGATATACTAATCAAAGGATTAGACAACGGCAAGCACAGGATCAGTGACTTGATCAATCTATCCAAGGAAAAGCGGAAGGATTTTATCAAGTACCTGCAGGACGGTAGTGACTGGACCAAAAAGAAGCTAGCCCAGATCGACGCTATTATGAAGCAGAAGCTGCCAGACTACGCTAAGTTAGCAGAACAATTTGCTATTCGTGCAGCCTTTATTGCTAAGATCAGAAGTCAAGCAGACACTGAGATGCTATCCATGGTAGGGGCCTTTGTGGACCGCTTCCCTTCGACGATCAAAGCAGCAAAGCATGATGGGTTAGTGTTAACGCTTAAAGAGCAAGGACGCGCCAAGGGTGAAGGACGCAGGGTTAAGATATTACCACTACAACCTCAAGAAGTCCGAGCTGTTGAACACGCAGAAATGAGGGCCGGGGACAAAATCCAGGAAATCAGTGATAAACATAGGACTGGGGTTCGCCAGCTCATTATCCAAGCGCAGAACGAGCGGTGGAGTGCTCATAAGCTAGCTCAAATGCTCTTTGATAAGTTCGGAGAACAGAATAGAGATTGGCGCAGAGTGGCTATTACAGAGCTTGCTATGGCTACAAACGATGCTTTTATAGCAGGGTGTGCTGAAGGTACAGAAGTCTGGATACCACCAGTTGTGGGCGCTTGTGAGTACTGCCAAACAATGCTTGAAGGTAAGACATTTATTGTCACAACAGATGTTAGTTCAGACCCTATGAAATACATATGGGTTGGGAAGAGTAACTATGGGAGATCCACTAAAGAATGGGTACCATGTGTTCCGCTACATCCAAATTGCCGACACCGTGCACATGCCTTCTCTAGATTCTACAAGGTTAATGCTGAAGGTAAACCAGTACTGAAGACCACAGTTGAGCTTATCCAGGAAGAGCGGGTTCGTCGTGGCATGGGATTAGATCCAAATCTGAAATAAAATTTAAAGGAGCTGGCAATCAATGAAAAAGCCTATTGATACAAAATCTATTATTCATACGATTGATGAAGTGGTTAAAGGAACAGGGTACCCGGTGACCGCTCAAGTTCTGAAGCCTATTGGTGTAGGGCGTGAAGAGCTCAGGTACATGGAGCGCAAAGGCTTATTGAAGTCCCTTAATTTAAGCGCTAAGGGTCAGCTAGTCAAAGGCTACTATGCGAATGTGTGGCCAGCTAAGCTAAAGCAACTAGCAGGCGTAGAGCCCATTTAATAGTACTGTAAACCTTCCGGGAGTGTATTAAGTTTACAATGGTAAAGGAGGTATTAATCTATGGAGATACTAAATGTTAGGAGCCTAGACCTTCTGAAGGGGTATTTTAAGCAAGAACTCCACCCACGAGCTAGGGACGGCAAGTTTGCCAAGAAGCATGAAGGTATTGCCTCCCCTGTTGTTATGGAAGAGCCTAAAAAGGTCCCTAAGTCCGGCTTAGGGACCTCTAAAACTAGTGTAAAGACTTCTAAGACAGGTGCAAAAGGTAAGACTAAGGTAAGTACACCTAAAACACCTGTTAAGGGTAAGACGACCCCAAAAAAGACCGCTCAGAATAAAACTGAGCTAGTAGTTAAGGCACCTGTTAAGAAGCCTACAGCCAAAGTACCAAAGCCTAAGGAAGCCAAGAAGTTTTATAGGTATAGTCTTGGATTAAGTGAGTACGTAGAAGCTGTAGGCGCTAAAGAAGTTAAGCTAAAGGCTGTTAAAGGTTCGTTTTTTGTAGAGCATCCAGATTCTGAGAACCCAAATGACACGTATATCTATGAAACTACAACAGGCACCAGAATAGTTTCTAGCTTTACAGATGAAAAAGATGCCATAAATCATGCAGAAGTGCGGCTTAGGGGTTGGGGACAAGAAGGTTTTGACGATAAAATAGCTACAAACAAGTCTGTACGTGGCCTATCCCCTGCCCATAAAGAGCCTAAACCAGCATCCACAAAAAAGACTACTAAGACTAGTGAAATGGCAGCACCTAAGATGCCACCAATTGTAGACACTAGCCTTGTAAGAAAACGAGCTCCCAGGCCAAAAGTTGTAGCATTGCCTGTAACTACTCAAAGTAGTGATGGGTTTACACCTGATTTTCAAAATAAAGGACGTGTACGAGTCGTAGCACGACGTGTCGGTAGCTATGCTATACCTAGTATGCAGGTTAGAGGTTCTGAAGACGTTGCAAGTATCTTTGCTGATTTAGCTGATGCAGATCGTGAAAAATCCTATGTGCTAGCTGTGAAAGACGGGAAAGTAGCAGGTATTCACTGTACACATATAGGGAATATCAATTCAAGTATTATTGATCCTAAGGATATGCTTAAGGTAGCTCTTCTCTCCGGAGCGGATACTGTGTACTTAGTTCATAACCATCCAGGCGGGAAAAGTGACCCAAGTGGACCGGACAAAGACACTACAATAAGGTTTAAAAAGTCTACGGATAACCTAGGCATTAAGCTAGGTGGGCACGTTGTCATAGGTGACAATAACTTCAGTGTTCTAGACTCTAGTGGTATTATCATGGGCTACAAAAATCATGTTGATCGTGACGCAATTGCTAGAACTGAACAAGCACCAGTCTATGAAACCTATCAAGAAAAAGATAAGACAGTTCCTGAACGTGCTATGCATGGTGGTAGTGATGTCATAAGCTATATAAAAGATAATTTAAGTTTGCTTGATGCTGACAAGGCCATGTACATTATTGGGGCAGACAATCAGAATGTTGTAACTCATGCCGAACCACTTGATATAACACTGCCACCTGATGAGCTTCGGAAGAAGGCACTAGAAAGCCTTATTAAGGGTAACTGTAAGAACTTCTTTATGTATACGGGTAATGCATCCTTAGCAAAGCTTATGCAGGTCGGTATTAACAGCGCTTCAGCAGATATGAATATCCAGTTGTACGATGTAATCCACCCTAGCACTAGTAATATGCAAGAGCTAAAAGATGGATCTTATCACTATAAGTCCTTAGCTGAGCGAAATATGCTTGATATGGTCAAAGGTCTTTACATTTACCTACAGAAGAGCCTTGAAGCAAGTAAAGTGACTAAGACCCAAGCAAAGGCACTACACAAGGATCTTCCACCTGGGGGAGCATGGCGCTCATTTCATGGTCATCATATCTATATCCTTAATGGCAAGGTCCTAGCTGGGGCTATCCCAGGCATGAAAGGTGCTAAGAAAGCGACAAAAGCTCATTTAGCAGAACATCAGGAAACCATTGATCAGGAAGCAAAGGCTGCAGAGGACGCTGCCAAGAAAGCTAAGAAGTCAACTTCAAAGGCTAAACCTAAGACAGGTAAAGAGGCTATTGAAGCTACTCTTAGAGGAGCTAACAACAAAGAGAGCTCTACCAAGCGAACCAAAGTAACCCCTAAGTTCATGGAGGATCAGAAGAAGGCCGTCGATAAACTAGCTAATAAGCCAAAGCCTAAGAGCAAGAAACCAACGCTTGCAGAGCAACAGGCAGAGGCTAAGAAGATGCTTGAACCTACCACTAAGAGTAAAGCTAAGTCTAAAACAACTTCGGAAGAACCTGTAGATATTAGGTCCATGGTACCAGATATGATGGATCCTTTAGATGAGCACAAAGAAGCAGACATATGGAAGATACCTTTTAGTAAATTTTTGGAAGCGTCGAAGCTTAAGAATCCTCATTTTAACATGAACAACGCAAGCTTTAAGAACTATCATAAACGAGCGGTGTCTAAGGCTTTAGCTGAAGGAAAGACTATACCTAAGGAAGTCCTTGTTGAGTACCCAGAGCTAACACCTAGGAAGTCTAAAAAAGGTGAAGTCGCTGATATTCATACCGAGGCCCAAAAGAACAAAACAACCGCGCGTGACGTCGGCCAGAAGGTATGGGGATCTAAGAAGGACAAAGCTAGCCTAAGAGCTGAGTTCGAAGAGACACCAACTCTACAAGGACTTGAAGAAATTGAGGCAGTATCCCCTGAAATAGCCCAGACCCTATGCGTTAAAAAGAACCTTCTGAAGCCTGTAAACTTTGAAGCAGATATGAACCGGGGCGTAGACGTTAATGTTGCTATGACAAAGCAACTTATCTATGATCGTATTGGTGTAAAGCCTGCAGAGGACACGCCACAAGGACGACAGCATTACATGAGGGCTATGCAGGAACTTCAGAGACTTCTAGAGCCTGCTAAGACATGGGAAGAGTTTAGAGACTCTATTCAGTATCTAAGTGATTACATGCGAAAAGAACGGCCAAAAGACATGGAGCAATTGAAGAGAAACTTAGGTTATTCAATTCAAGAATCTCAGAAAGAGCCTTCAGAACATGATATTATGCGTGGCCAGTGGAACAGTGAGAAAGGGGAATGGAACCCTATATCTCCTAAAGAACGTAAGCAGCGTATAGCAGACATTAAGCAAAAGTTTAAAGAGCGTATTACTAAGGACCTTGAGCGCATAGCTGAGGCTGAAGTAGCAGGTAAAGCACCTTTCTTTCCCTTAGGTACTAAGTTAACAGACTTCTTTACCAAAGGAGATAGCCGTCAGAGTACTATGAACACGGTACGAGCTAAACGCTTAACATGGGATAAGTACTTTGCAGATAAACAAGCCAAGAAAAAAGCACCTAAGAAGGAGAGCGAAACGACTACTAAGTGGGAGAAGGAAAAGCCTGCTGAAATTCAGCGTACTGGGGGACGTAAGACACCTGTTCAGAAGCCCGAGGATATGGTAAAAACATTTGGTTTCCGTGGAGTGGAGTTCGGGCACTATGTTGATGATAAAGCAGGAGCCTTCCACTTAGTAAAGAGTTCTGAAGCACTTCATGACCTAGCAGATATCCTAGGTTTAAAGGATAAGGATATCTCCTTAAATGGAAAACTAGCCTTAGCTTTTGGAGCTCGTGGAAGTGGTAGAGCACTAGCCCACTATGAACCAGATATGAAGACTATTAATATTACCAAAGGTGGGGGAGCTGGAAGTCTAGGTCACGAGTGGGGACACGCACTGGATAATATTCTCTATCAAGAGAGTATTGGCAGACCATCCAATAATATGGCAGCAGACGGCAGGATGGGGGACGTTGGCTCCCCTGAAATTAGGAGTGCCTATGATGAGCTTATGCATGCAATTAAAGTAGGATCCGGGGTAGGAAAGACCGCTGTTAAAAATAAAAAGCAGAGCTTCTATAGCTACCCTAAGTCATGGAGTGAGGCTTACGATAAGCTGGGTCTTGAAGGTGCTACTGAAGCGCAGGCAAAAAGTATTAATGATAGTGCCGAGCGGGATAAAGAGCACTATAAAACGAGCCTAAGACGTATATATCCCGATGATGCTCAGTATAAAGAACGTCTTGAGACTAATCTTAAGAAGACTGAAACTAAGCGTAAAAAGAACCTTAGCGACATGGTTCAGGTTATGGCTTACCTGCATAAAAAGAAAACAGGTGAAGAGCCGGAAGAAATTCAAGTTCGTGGTGGTATTAGCCAGTATTTTGCAGATTCTATGATGGCTGGTGGTGGCAGTGAGAACAACTACTGGACCAGACCGCATGAGATGTTCGCCCGGGCCTTTGAAACGTACCTACAGGACAAGATGAGCGAAGGCAAGACCAAAAATGATTATTTAGTCTACGGAGCAAAAGGTACAAGGGAACACTCCCCTTATCCACGAGGCGAAGAGGCTGTGCAAATAGGTAAAGCCTTCGACAAGCTTATGGATGCTGTACGAAGTACAGGAGCTATTCAGAAATCCTTAGCTATGCTTGAACAGTGGGCAGACGAATATGCATGGGAGGCTCTTAAGAAGTCCTACGCTGTGAGCTACTCTACACCTGAAGAGCTTAAGCAAGGTACTGGTGGAATTATCCGTAGATCAGACCTGCAAAGGGTAGAAGCCGATCAAAGTACCAGAAGCGCCTATAACGTCCCATCTTCAGAAGGTATCCTCTACATCCC